AAAAAGACGATCACTCGTAAGGATAACCCTAACAAAGTGGAAGTCTACAAAAAGGGCGGTCCGATTGGGCTGTATGCCAATATCCACGCCAAGCAAGAGCGCATTAAAAACGGTTCTGGTGAGCACATGCGTAAACCCGGTTCTAAAGGCGCACCAACCGCACAAGCATTTAAAAAGTCAGCCAAAACTGCTAAAAAATGACTACCTCCGGCACTACATCGTTCGATTTAAACTTCACGGAGTTAGCCGAGGAAGCATTCGAACGCGCCGGTAGGGAAATGCGTTCTGGGTACGATTTGCGTACCGCACGGCGCTCGATGAATTTGATGACCATCGAGTGGCAAAACCGTGGCATCAACATGTGGACAATTGAGCAGGGTACGATTACCTTGACTCCGGGGCTTAATACTTATGCGCTCCCAGTTGATACTATCGATTTGCTGGAGCATGTGATTCGTACACAAGCCAATAGCACTGCCAACCAAGCTGACTTAAATATTACCCGGATCAGCGTGCCCACCTACGCCACGATCCCAAACAAGTTGGCGCAAGCCCGGCCTATTCAGGTTATGGTGCAGCGTATGTCGGGCGAAGTTCAGCCTACTACAGCTATGGTTGCAAGCGCGGTAGCAGCAACAGACACCACAATTACTTTGACATCGACGGTAGGTTTGGCCGCTGCTGGGTTCATTAATATTGACAGCGAAACCATTTACTACAACTACATTAGCGGAAACCAACTTGGCAACTGCTTCCGTGGTCAAAACAACACTACGGCTGCTACCCATGCAGTAGCTGCAAACGTCTACGTCAATTGGTTACCCGCAATCACTGTGTGGCCCACACCTGACACATCACAGGTATACACGTTTGTGTATTGGCGTTTACGGCGTATCCAAGACGCTGGTAGCGGTGTCAACACACAAGATATGAACTTTAGGTTCTTGCCAGCAGTTACGGCGGGGCTTGCGTACTACATTGCCATGAAAGACCCTGATCTTTCATCCCGTATCGGTATGCTGAAGCAAGCGTACGATGAACAATTTGATATTGCCGCTGGCGAAGACCGGGAGAAAGCTGCGATTCGGTTTGTGCCGCGTCGTCTATTCATTGGGAGTTCCTGATGGGTAATAGGTTTGCGTCCGGTAAAAACTCGATTGCCGAGTGTGATCGGTGCGGGCAGCAGTACAAACTTAAGCAGCTCAAAATGGAGGTCATCAAGACCAAGCTGTATCAAATAAAAGTTTGTCCTGAGTGCTGGGATCCCGATCACCCACAATTGCAGTTGGGTATGTATCCAGTGGATGATCCACAAGCGGTGCGTCAGCCAAGACCTGATACAACTTATGTGGCTTCTGGTATAAGTTCTAGTGGGTTTCCAGCTGGGGGTTCACGGGATATTCAGTGGGGTTGGAATCCGATTGGGGGTTCTAGATTGTTTGATACGAAATTAACGCCCAATTACTTGGCAACAGCGACGAGTGTTGGTACAGTTACGATTACGACTACTTAGGAGTAGAACATGGCTAAGAAAATGATGGGCGAATCCAAAGCCGAGTCTCGCAAAGAGATGGCTGAGGACAAAAAACAGGACGTGGCTTTGATTAAAAAAGCGTTTAAAGAACACGACAAGCAAGAGCACAAAGGTGGTAAAGGTACTACTTTGAAGCTGGCTAAAGGCGGCGTCACTGGCAAAGCCATGAAAGCTGTCGGCCGCAATTTGGCACGTGCGCACAATCAGCGCGGTGGGAGCAAGTAATGGCTAAATACTCTATGAAAAAGGGTGGCAAGGAAGTGGGCCCTGCGTCTACTTATGCCAAGCCCCATACAATGAGCGGCAAGTCTATTGACGGCACAGAAGTCATGAAAGACGGCGAGTACGCGTATACCAAAGCCGCTAAAGATGTAGCCCTCAAAGACCCAGTGGCTAATGGTGTTAGCTACGGTACTGATCGCCCCAAACGTGACGGCATCAAGATTCGTGGTACTGGCGCAGCTACTAAAGGTGTGATGGCCCGAGGACCGATGGCGTGAATTACTACCAGCTTGTCACTGCCGTTCAAGACTATACCGAGAACACGTTTTCTACGGTAGACATCAACACGTTCATTGAGCAAGCTGAGCAGCGAATTTACAATGACATCCAGTTTCCGTCACTTCGCAAGAATGTTACTGGCACTGTTAGTGCTGCGAATCCTTACCTGTCTGCTCCGGCTGACTATTTGTCTACTTATTCTTTGGCAGCATATTCGACTGCGAGTACTACGGCCACTGGCACGTCTGGTACAAATGTCATTACCGTCGCAAGTGCCAGCGGAGTCGCTGTTGGACAAAACGTAACAGGCACAGGAATTGGTGCGGGCGCACTAGTCTATAGCATCAACGGAACAAGCATCACGCTGAGCGTGGTCAACACTGGTACAGTTTCCGGTACAGTTAATTTCCAAGGTGCGTATCAGTACTTGCTGAACAAGGACGTTAACTTCATCCGTGAGGCGTTTCCTTACCCCGGTGTAACAGGCTTCCCCACCCACTACGCTATCTTTGGCCCGCAGTCTGCACTGCCCAATGAGTTGTCGTTCATGATGGGCCCAACGCCCGATCAAAACTACGCGGTAGAGTTGCACTATTTCTTCTACCCACCGTCGATCATTCCGGGCATCATCATCAGTTTGAACAGTTCGTTCACTGCTGGTTCAGGGTATACCAATGGAACGTATTACAACCAAGCTTTGACTGGTGGTACAGGTTCTGGCGCTACTGCAAATATTGTGGTGTCTGGTGGTGCGGTGACTTCTGTCAGTTTAGAAACGGGAGGGTCTGGTTATGCCGTGGGAGATTCTTTATCTATTAGCCTTGGCAGTGGCAGTGGGTTTGCCATTACTGTTCCCAACGCATCCAGCTTGAACCAAACCAATGGCATGACTTGGCTTGGTGATAACTACGATGCAGCCCTGCTGTACGGCGCTTTGGTTGAAGCCATCACCTTTATGAAGGGTGAACAAGATTTGGTTCAGTTGTACAACGGCAAGTATGTTGAAGCACTTGCACAAGCCAAACGTCTGGGCGACGGCCTTGAGAGGATGGATGCTTTTCGCAGTGGCCAATACCGTCAAAAAGTCACATGATCCGGTACACACGTCAAGAAGCCAAACAGTTGGGTTTCCCCACCTGCTACGGCGCTCTCTGCAAAAAGCATCCAGAGCTAGAAGGGCATCGGCGTGTAAGTGGCGCTTGTGTGGAATGTTCTCGGGAACAAACTCGCAAATATCGCGCAGCCGACCCAGAAAGAACATTGGCTCACCGCACCAAGAATAACGCTAAAGTAACTGAAAAGCGCAAGACTGATCCTGAGATGCGCGCCAAGAAGTTGGCCTATGACAAGTGGTATCGTGCTGCCAACCCAGAAAAAGTAGCTGAGATTAAACGTGCATGGGCGGCAAAGAATCCCGGCGCTACTTCAGCCGCTGCCAAACTTCGCAAATGGGCCCAGAAGCAACGTACACCTAAGTGGCTTACAAAAGATGATTTGTGGCTGATCCGAGAAGCCTATGCACTTGCGTCATTGCGGACTAAAATGCTGGGTATTCAGTATGAAGTAGACCACTGCGTACCACTACAAGGTGAAACTGTGTCCGGCCTCCATGTCCCCAACAATTTACAGGTTATCCCACGACTGCTGAATCGCGCTAAGTGGAACCATTTCGAGGCCGCATAATGTCAATCCTTCAAGGCCAGACGACGAGTTTCAAGGTTGGGCTGTACAACGGTCAGTTCAATCTTGCGTCCGACACCATCAAAATGGCGCTGTATACAGGCAACGCCAATCTAAACCAAACCACCACTGCGTATACCTCGGTCAACGAAGTATCAGGCACAGGCTACACCGCTGGCGGCAAGATCATGACGGGCGTGACGATTAGCTATGACGCGACGAACAGCGTGGCCTATGTTAACTTTGCCAATGTGGTTTGGAATCCTGCAGCCTTTACTGCACGGTGTGCTTTGATTTATGATGCTACGGCTTCCAACGCTTCGATTGCTGTGATTGATTTTGGCGCGGATAAGACCTGCACCAACACGTTTACGGTAACCATGCCAGCTAATACTTACTCAACCGCGCTGATTCGGAGCGCATAAGGAATCTTATGAACAACATTGAAAAACTGAATGTCCAAGACGCTCCCAGCGCTTCGGTTACTGTGGGCTCAGGTCTGGATGAAGATATGCGTATCGTTGGTCGGTTTACCGCTACCTGCTACGACTCTGAAGGTAACCTGAAATGGGAAGAACACTTCCCCAACTTGGTGGTTAACGTCGGTAAGATTGACTTGTTGAACAAGTATTTTGCTGGTACATCCTACACTGCTGCTTGGTACTTGGGGCTCGTTAATGGCGGAACTTCTCCTACTTACAACGCTGCGGACACTATGTCTTCGCACAGCGGCTGGACTGAAATCACTGGCTATTCAAACTCTACACGCCCTGCGGCTTCTTTTGGGTCTGCCACTGCTTCCGGTGGCGGTGCTGGTTCTGCTGGTACTGGCACTATTTCCACTTCTGCTACAGCGTTTAACATCAATGCTACTAACACGGTGGCGGGCGCGTTCTTGACTACTAGCAACACCATTGGTGGCACGACTGGTACGCTGTTCAGCGCTGGTAGCTTTGCTTCTTCTCGCTCGGTTTTGAGCGGCGACGTGTTGAACGTCACTTGGACTGCCAACTGCTAAGGAGCTAACATGGCTGCAAACTTCAAAGTTGGTGAGACCGTTAAGCTGGTTGCCACTATCCCTCAAGGGCCGGTGGAAGCCTTGACGATTGATTCGTCGGGCAACATTTTGTATCTTGTTCAATGGACGGATGCTCAAGGCCATCAGCAACAAACTTGGTTTCCAGAGGCAGACTTAGTAGCTGCTTAACCCATGTCAGCAACAGGCGGCTGGGGATCAGGATGGTGGGGTCAGGCCGCTTGGAATGGATCGGTCTACGATAACTCGACCACTGAAACAGCCACCGTTACTGACTCTGAGTCTGCCAAACAGACTTTTACAAATAGCCTGACTGAAACGGCGACGGTAACTGAATCCGAATCCAGCCAAGTCGTCTACGCAAGCTCGGTCAGCGAAACAGCAACGGTAACTGATACAGAAACGCCGTCCAATGTGATGAGCGTGGCAGTCAGTGAGACTGCAGTTATTACGGATACCGTTACTGATACCCTGACCATGAACATGGCCGTCACTGAGGTGGCGACTGTTACAGATACCCCGACCGACACGCTGACAATGAATATGTCGGTGTCAGAAACTGCTACGGTGACTGAGTCTGAAACTGGGGTGGTGGTTTATTCCAGCAGCGTGACTGAGACGGCCACTGCGACCAGCAGCGTGACGGACACCCTGACGATGAACATGTCGGTCAATGAGACCTCTGTAGTCACAGATACGGTTACGCCGTCTAACGTCATGGGTGTTTCAGTGACTGAAGTTGCTACGGTTACTGACTCCCCTGCTGTGCAGGTTAACTTCAACGTGTCTTTGACTGAGACGGCTACGGTAACTGACTCCCAGTTTGGCGGTAATATTTACAACAACACGTTGACTGAAACTGCTACGGTGACTGAGACTGTAGTGGGGGTAAATAACCTACCTGCCTCGGTGACTGAGACGGCGACTGTAACGGATAGCGTTACACCCTCGAATGTGATGCAGGTTTCGGTGACTGAAACTGCGACGGTAACGGACGCTTGGTCAAACTATATTGTTATGATGGCAAACGTCATTGAGACAGCTACGCTTGCGGATTCGTTCTTAGGTGCATTTTTGTGGAACCCAATTGATGACAACCAGACTCCGAACTGGCAAAATATCAACGATGCTCAGTCGGTGACTTGGTCACAGGTTAATGATGCTCAGACTACCACTTGGACGCAAGTGAAGAATTAAGGAAATACTATGTCTATTGGATATACCTCGCTGTTGGCTCTTGTTCAACCCGTCGATGGCACGGAAGTGGGAACTTGGGGCGATGACGTAAACAACGGCGTTTCGTCTATTCTGGATGTTGCTGTTGCCGGTACACAGAACATTACGACCGATGCCAACGTCACGCTGACCATCACACAGGCGACCAGCTCGGGCACTAACCTCTCCAGCACCTCGGCCCAATACGCCATTCTCCTGCTGTCTGGCGCACGTACTGCGACACGCACGGTTACTCTGCCTGCATCAAGCAAGACCTACACGGTCATGAACAGCACCACTGGCGGTTTCGCACAGACGGTCGGCGGTTTGACTATTGCAGTCGGTGAGTACTGCACGATTGCTTACAACACCTCCAGCTCGACATGGGTTAAAACCTCGACTCAAAGCGGTTCTGGTGTTTTTACAACGGTTACAGCTACCGTTGCATACCAAGGCGATTTCAGCAACTCAACTTTGTTGAGCAGAACTTTATTCACAACCACCACGGCCAACTCAACTACAGGTATTTACGCTGTACCTAGCGGAACGGCTACTGCCGCTTCTTGGCAAGCCACCAATGCCGCTGACCCTACCAACGCATCCAAAATTTTGATTGCCACAAATGGTTCAACTGATGTGCAATTAGTTTCTGGCCGCAACGGTACTGGGACGTATTTGCCTTTGTCGTTCTACACAAACGGCAGTCAACAAGCGCAATTAACGGTGGCTGGTGTTTGGACTACAGTGAATGACGCCTCTATCCACGGACTGACTGTGGGTCAAGGGGCTGGTAGTGTTTCTACCAACACGGTTGTTGGTAATGGCGCTTTATCAGGATCAAACACGGGTGGCTCCAATTCTGCATTTGGTCAGAATTCATTGCAATCAAACACATCAGGCATAAACAATGTGGCGCTTGGAACCGCATTGCTGAATAATACAAGTGGCAGCTACAACACCGCCGTCGGTTATATTGCAAGTTACGCTAACACTACGGGTTCATATAATACGGCTGTTGGAGAAGAAGCTCTTAGATTGAACACCACTGCCTCTAATAACACTGCTGTAGGTTATCAGGCGGGGTACAGTAACACAACTGGTTCCACTATTTCTATATTTGGTTATCATGCAGGATACTCCAATACAACCGGCTCTTTAGAAGCATTTGGTTATTACGCTGGCAATGGAAACACCACTGGCACTGGCAACGTGGCTATGGGTAATGGCGCACTGCAAACCAATTCAACAGGTTCAAATAATACAGCTCTTGGGGCTAATGCACTTATCTTAAGCACCACAGCCTCTAACAACACTGCTGTGGGGTACCAATCAGGGTATAGCAGTACCGGCGCATATGTAACTGCAATCGGTATGCAAGCTGGGTATAAAAATACCGACAGTTCGGGTGGTGTTTTTGTTGGCTATCAAGCTGGTTACAACAACACAAGCGGTTCGTCAAATGTCGCCGTTGGTCAAGGTGCAATGTATACCAACTCAACAGGTTCATACAACACCAGCTTGGGTTACGCGGCATTAAATTTTAATACGACTGGCGCAAGCAACACTGCTGTAGGGTATCAGGCTTTATATACCAACACAACAGGAACTCGCCTTACGGCCGTTGGCGCTGGCGCACTTCAAGCCAATACCACCGGCTCATACAGCGTTGCTATCGGCCAATCTGCACTGACAAACAACACCACAGGCTCCAACGTGGCTATTGGTGATTCGGCGATGGCAAACAATAGCACGGGTAATGGTAACGTGGCTATCGGCACATTCGATGGTTCTATACTTCCTGCGCTGTATGCCAACACGACAGGCGGAGATAACACCGCAGTTGGCGCTGGCGCTGCTCGTGCGAATACTACAGGAAGTAACAACGTAGCGATTGGTAAAAGTGCTCTGTATAGCAATACTACAGCCAACAACAACACTGCTGTAGGGTATCAGGCCGCATTTAGTCAAACGATTGGAACACAAAACGTATATTTAGGTACTGGCGCAGGGTATTCGGATACAGGTGTTGGTAGTGTATTTATTGGATATCAATCCGGGTATACATCTAATGCTGGCGCAAATGTTTCAAACGGAACAGTTGCAATTGGATACAAAGCAGGTTACTCATTAACAACGGGCATTCAAAATACTTTTGTTGGCCCAGCATCATCTTCGACAGGGTATGGTGCTGGTTATTTTGTTACGAGTGGTTCTAATAATACTATTATTGGTCAATACACAGGAAATAACGGTGGTATAGACATCCGCACATCAAGTGGAAACTTGGTGCTTTCTTCTGGGGCAGGTACGCCATTAGTTTGGTATGTGGGCGGCGGAATTTATAACGCTAACAACACCACTACTTGGAACACCACCTCTGACGCCCGTGTTAAGAAGAATGTTGTTCCACTAGCTAAAGGGCTGGATGTTATCAATGCCTTGAATCCTGTCGAATTTGATTACATTATTGGCGGCAAACATGATGTTGCTTTCTTGGCTCAGGAATATGAAAAAGTCCTGCCAGAACAAGTGTCAGAAACAACAGACATCACTGACGAAATCAAAGCATTGACTAACGGTGAACCCTTGAAGCAACTTCAACAAAATCTTGTGCCTTACTTGGTTAAAGCTGTGCAAGAACTATCGGCGCAAGTAGCGCAACTTCAATCTCAACTGAAAGGAAATTAAAATGTCAACAGTCTACACTTGGTCAATCACCTCCATGCAACAATGGCCTAGCGGCACAAACGCTGGCTACGTTGTGAACGTCAACTGGCTGCTTACCGGCACTGATTCAGTCCACACCGCATCTATTGGTGGCAACACCCAGTACCCCGTTACTGACGCACAAGCTGGCTTTGAACCCTATGCAAGCCTGACTGAAGCAACTGTTATTGGCTGGGTGCAAGAGTCTCTGGGCGAACAAGGTATCGCCAACTTTGAGGCGAACGTGCAAGGCCAATTGAACTCATTAGCGAACCCCCCTGTGTCGCCTGTCACACAACCGTTGCCTTGGTCAGCGTAAAATAGTTAAAGGGGTTACACGGCTGCCCCTTCTCAGCCAATCCAACAAGAGGAAAATTATGTTTAACTTT